ATGAACCAAATTTATCTAGTAAGTAAACCAAACTGTCCTCAATGCCATAGTTTGAAAATGTTTTTAAAAATGGCATTAAGAGATAAATATGTTGATGACATAAAGATTTGCGACCAGGAATTAGATGAAGAATTGTATTATACGATAGTTAAAGAATTTAGAATAACATCCCTACCAGCATTAGTTGCTGGCGATGATATCTTACGTCAATGTGATCCAACACCAACAGTCCAATTCCTAGAAAAGCACGCAGGAAAAAAATAATATCTAGCAGAATAATTATCTGTTTATGATATAATGTTTCTAGAAGGCACCAAAAATGCTGAAATGAGGAAAAGAGGGAATATTATGGCAAACACAAGAACCGAAGAAGAAATTATCATTAGCTATCTTGAAGCACAAGAAAGATACAATGAGGGTAGAATACATGAACTACAAGAACAAATTCAACTCTATCCTGAAAGTGATTATCTTAAAAGAGAATTAGATCAAAAGGTCGCGTACGCATATTTATTTAAAGCAATGATTCGTCAACTTAAAGAAAAACGAGGCGATTTTGACCGACTTTACGCTAAAAAAGATTAAGGGTAAATAAAAAAAGAGCCAAGGCTCTTTTTAGTTAAAAGATGGCAGGGATAGCAGGACTCGAACCCGCACCGACGGTTTTGGAGACCGCTATGCTACCATTGACACCATATCCCTAAGCGCAATTACTAGTATAACACATTAGATTTTAAAAATGCAATCGATTAATCAAAAAAGGTTTTTTGGCAAAACTTTTATATAATACTTTACAAAAACAAAAATAAAAGTATAATAATAGTTGTGCTATCATTTGGCGGTCGTGGCGAAGCGGTTAACGCATCGGGTTGTGGTCCCGACATTGGAGGGTTCAACTCCCTTCGGCCGCCCCACTTTAGAATAGGCCCATAGCCAAGGGGTAAGGCAAGGGACTTTGACTCCCTCATCGTTGGTTCAAATCCAGCTGGGCCTGCCATTTAATTTTCAAACTAAAAAATAAATGAAAGTTAAAACATAGAAAAGAGCAAATTGTTCTTTTTTTATTTGAAAAAAGTATTTTTATTGCTAAAAAACTACTATTAGTTGGAGGTAATAAAAATGAAGAAAATAGCCAAAATATTTGTCTTGCTGATTTTGATTGTTATTGGTATTGAAAAGACATATGCAATATCACCGGTTTTAGTAAATGAATTAGACTTATCATCTATGGTTGTCTATAATCACGATAATTATATTGTGTCAACTAAACCTATTTCAGTGAAACCAAATCAAACCTATACGATTGTATTAGGATATAGTTTTATCGGGCCATATGAATACTACATTGAAACAGATAGTTATTTGTTCATTGAAACAGAAATGGAAGAGCTTGAATTGCTTGCAGTAAAAGATGCGAATAAAAGAGTCGCTTATTACGAATTTTCTGTTTTAGCAAATCAAATTGATTATATTAAAATACCTTATTATCAATATGATTATTTATATGAAATGATGATGTATGAAGGAACATATGATTTGTTTGATCAGTTTGTGTTGTATCAGAAAAATGAAGAAACAGAGGAAAACGGATCAATTGAAGTTGATATTGATAACCCAATTATTCCGAGTGATTTAAAAACACTAGTTAAAGCTCAAAATGAGTTAGGATATAATATTCAGACTAATATTATTTGTGATGAATACACCGAAAATTATCAAAAAATAGGAAACTATCTAGTTGTTTATGAAGCGCTCTATAACAGCAAGATAAAGCGATTTATCCTTAATATCAACGTTAAAGATATAACCGCTCCAATAATTGAACTGGCAGAAGAAATGGTTGTTTCAATTGATGAAAAGAAGAGCATAAGTGAGATTATTGAAAAAATAACGGTCTATGATAATGTTGATGAGTTAAGTCATCAAGATTTAATTATCTTAGAAGATACGTACTCTGAAGCTATTGATGTTGGTGATTATCATCTACTCGTTAAAGCAATCGACTTAAGTGGAAACGAGTCAACTTTAAATATTCCAATCTATTTAGTCGACATAACGCCTCCAGTGATAACGGGTGTTTCTGAAGTTTTCATTTATCGTTCTGATGATCCGCTTACAAATGAACAGTTAAAAGAAAAGATAAATGTAACTGATAACAGTGGCGAAGAAATATCTTTAAGTATAACGATGAACACGTATGGTCAAACAAGAATACCTGGTCGTTATCAAGTTCGTTTTGAAGCAAAAGACATTTATCAAAATAAAACAGTCTTTAACATGTTTATTCATGTAATTGAAGATAGGGGTCCAACCTTTAAACTTGATGAATTAGTCTTAAGGACAACAAGCAACAGTCATTTAGATGAAGATGAATTGATTGCGTTCTTTAGAAATAAATTGAATGAAAAAGATTTGTATCCAACAAATCTAAATATTTCATATAACGAATATAGTGGTAATGAAAACAAAGAAGGATCTTATTATGTGTATTTTGATTACGAATTAAATAACAGAACAGAATCAGAGAAAATATTGATTACTGTTACTAAACAGCAACCACAGATAAGTTTATACATTTATCTTGGTCTTAGTGTTTTACTTGTTGGCATTGGATTTTTAGGTGTGAAAAGATATTTTCGACTAAGAAAGCACAAAAGGAATTGACACAAACTAAAAAAAAAGGTATAATTCCTTTTGCGCGGGTGTGGCGAAATTGGCAGACGCACTAGACTTAGGATCTAGCGGAGTAATCCGTGCAGGTTCAACTCCTGTCACCCGCACCATATAAGAAGCATTGGTTTGATACAATATGTATCAGGCCTTTTTTTGCGTTAATAAGCGCTTTTTCACACTATAGTGAGTTGCTTTTGACATGAAATATTGCTAAAAAATAGAATAAAATTCTACAAGTATAAAGGCGATTACACGATTTGCCTTAAATTTATGCTCTGCTATGAATAAGTGGGACACATAGGTACCACCTAAATTTAGCAGTATAATATAATCATACAAAGGAGCCGATAACATGATTAATCAGTACAGTGTAGACTTTAAGTTAAAAATAGTAAAGATGATTCTAAATGAAGGTATTAGCAAAAAAGAGATTCTTAGAACATATAATGTAGCAACCAAGACACAAAGACAGTGGATACAAAAATATCAAGCTGAAGGCATTAGTGGTCTTTTAAGTAAAAGAAAGATTAGAGATAAAATACCAACGAATCAAGAGACAGAAAGTGTAGAAGCATTAAAGCATGAAATTTTTCTTTTAAAGATAGAAATTGAGCGGTTGAAAAAAGGCTACAATAGCGAAGATGTTAAATACCTAAAAAAAAAGATTACTTAAATTACGAGTATAGCCTAGTGCATAAGTTTCGATCAAAGTTTTATATCAATGAGCTGTGCCTTTATATGGATGTTTCTAGAAGTGGCTATTATAGATGGCTAAGCAGAAAAGAAAACAAAACCCAACGACAGGAAACGAAAGACTATTTAAAAGCACTAATTAAAAACTATCATCAAATGTATCCGACAAAAGGGTATAGAGCCGTTAGAAAAGATATTAAAACGGATACAGGTTGGATTGTATCCTACTATTTAATGTATCAGTGTTTTAAAGAGCTAGGCATCTACAGTAAAGCCAAAAGAAGGGCTTACAGAAGGCCTAAAGGCATATCAAACAAGTTTTTGAACCTCATAAGTGGAGACTGGCAAACCAAGGGTCCTTTTGAGAAGGTATGTAGCGATACCACGATGATTGTTCATCGAGGTATTAAGTATGACTGGAACTATCACCTGGATGTCTATAATAATGAAATTGTAGGATCTGATGTGGCATCCTATAAGCACTGTAATGGGGTGATGAATCATCTAAGAAGCTTGAATGATTTCTTAAGGATTAAAGAGGATAGGGGCTACAATGAAACGCACACTATCCTTCATAGCGATCAAGGCATTGTGTACGGATCTAAAAAGTTTGAGAAAGCGCATAAAGCGTATTCAATTACACGCTCTATGTCAAGAGCAGCAACACCTACTGATAACCCAGTCATTGAATCCCTTAATGGATGGATTAAGGCGGAGTTAAAACACAACTTGAAAATGCATGAGTTTACAGATGTAAAAACAGCGATTGAGCTCTATATCAATTACTTCAATAACAACAGACCAGCATGGAAACTTAATTACCTAACACCTGTTGAATATAGAACAATAAATGGGTTTAAATAAACATTGAAATATCATTAATCTTACATGATATAATAGAGGTAATGATTGTAGATAAACATCATTTTTTAACACCTCAAGGGGGGGCTATGTGTCCTAGATATTCATAGCAGTGCAAGTTTTGAAGTGGGTGAGAATATGCATGTCCTAGAAGAAAATTTTATAAGAAGTTTGATGCTTCTAAAGTTTTTAACAGATAAAATTTTGAAGAGATTTAAAGAACTAAATATATCTGATGAGGAGTTTAAAAATAAGCACATTGCTTATAGTGATTTGCATATGACGCTTTGTCACAATGCCATATTTCAAGCTAGAAAATTATATGAAGCTAGTCTTAGAGATGGTTTAACAGAACCTGAATGGTTGAAATTGAAAAGATTAAGAGAAGAAATAACACATGCACGAGATATAGCATCACAAGAAATAAAGAAAATAGCAGACTTGAATTCGGAATTAATACCTATATTAAATAAATTAAGCTTGCATATTTTCGAGAAAAATAAAATTCAAGACGATCCATATTTCGATAGTTTTTCTAAAGTATACTTAGAGGATATTAACAAGTTATGAAAATAGAACATGAATATGAGCGATTAAAGTCGCTTTTTTCTTTGGTTGATGAATCAAAGACAGAATTAGTAGATAATCTAATTTATCAAGCTGCATTTATGAAGGTGGAACTTGATAAGTTATAGGAGCAAATCAGAAAGCACGGAGCTATTCAAATATCCAGTAAAGGCACACAACGTCAAACTGAAGCAGCTAAGTATTACACGAAACTTGTGAATTCATATGGGACAGTAATCAAAACACTAAATACGATTCTTGGAACACAAGTAGATGATGGAGATGATGCATTTGATGAGTTTCTTAAGAGAGCAAATGAATGAACTATTTAATTGAATACTACAATGAAATTGAAGATGGTAATATCATCGTAGGGCAAGAACTGAAAACGGGGTTAGATCAACTTATCCAAGATCTAGATAACCCTGCGTTCATCTTTGATGAAAAACCAGGTAACTTGAGAATTGATTTCATTGAGACATTTTGTAAGCACACAAAGTCCCCATTTAATGGATTACCATTCATCTTAGAACTTTGGGAAAAAGCACTCATTCAAACTGCTTATGGGTTTAAAATGGCAGATTCAGGACTCAGAAGATTTAATGAAGTCATATTACTGATTGCTCGTAAGAATGGTAAGACAACGTTTGTTGCAGGGATTGATTTAGCTGAGTTCTTTCTTTCGAGTGGTGGAGTTGACATAGTATGTGCTTCTAATACAACAGAACAGGCTAACATTCTTTTTGAAGAGATAAATAATATGAGAGAGCAATCTCCAGCTTTATCCAAAGATACTAGAAGCAAGAAGAACATCTTTCATATCTACTCACCAAAAACAAAGAATAAGATAAAGAAGCTATCAGCACAATCAAGAAACAAGGATGGTTACAATATCGAGGTTGGTTGTATTGATGAGGTTCATGAAATGACTGATTCTAAAGTCTATGATGCAATTAAACAATCACAGTCAACTAAAAAAGAACCTCTCATATTTATCATAACTACTGAAGGGACAACAATCGGTGGTTTTTTAGATAGTAAGTTAGATTATGCGAGAAAGATGCTCAAAGGTGAAATCTCAGATCATAGAGTATTGCCCTGGTTATACACTCAAGATTCAACCAAAGAAATATATGAAGATCAATCAACTTGGCAAAAGTCAAATCCGAGTATTGGTGTGGTTAAAACGCCTTTATATTTAGAAGATGTTATGAACAAATCGAAACATGATTTATCGACAAGAGTAACAATGCTTTGTAAGGACTTTAATATCAAACAAGCCGATTCAGGATCATGGTTATCATTTGATGATCTAAACAATGAAGACAAATACTCCATTGATGAGCTAAGAGATTCATATGCGGTTGGAGGCGTAGACTTATCATCTACCACTGATTTAACAGCTGCAGTACTTGTCATTCAAAAACGAGATAGCTACAAGAAGTATGTGATTCCACATTTCTTTATGCCAAGCGAAGTTGTAGAAAAAAGAATCAAAGAAGACAATGTACCCTATGATATCTGGATTAAGAAAGGCTTTGTAACTTTAACTGAAGGCAATCAAAATGATTTTAGTTTGGTTACGCAGTGGTTCATGAAGATGATACAAACATATGGTATTAGACCTTTATGGGTAGGTTATGATCCGTGGAATTCTCAATATTGGATAAAAGAAATGGAAGACTTGGGTTTTAATATGGATAAAGTCAGACAAGGTATCTACTCGCTATCTGAACCTATGAAAATCCTAGAGGCTGATTTAAAGAACAATTTGGTTAACTACAATAACAACCCAATCATGAAATGGTGTCTATCTAATACCCAAGCAAAAGTTGACTTAAATGGAAACATACAACCATCCAAACTTAACTCTAAATACAAACGAATTGATGGTACAGTTGCGTTGATCATTGCATATGTTATTCTTAATAGATTTAAAACAGACTATGAGAATATGATATAACATCAAATAATGTTGATCTCACCATGAAAAAATTGAAAGTATTTGAATAAATCAGGAAAATATTATAAAATATATATATGTTTAATGGATGGGGTGGGTAATTTGCCAGATACAAGAGATGAGTTAATTAGAAAAATAGAAGCAAAACGAAATAGTAAAGTAATATTATATGTGACTAGTGACCGATTTAATATGGCAACCAATATTGCTGGCGATGTAATTGATCTATTTGGAGAGCATTTAGAGAAACTAAATGGAACAAAAAGAGTATCACTAATTTTGCATACACTTGGTGGTAACACTCTCGCTGCATGGAACATTGTGAACATGATTAGAGAATATACTGATTATTTAGAAGTAATAGTTCTCAATAAGGCAAGAAGTGCCGGAACACTTATTAGTTTAGGTGCTAACACTATAATAATGACAAATCAATCAACACTCGGACCAATTGATCCATCATTAACTACTCCATTAAATCCCGTTGATCCCAATTCTAATCCTAAAAGGTTAGTTCCAATAAGTGTTGAAAGCGTAAAAGGATATATTGATTTTGCAAAAACTGAAATGAATGTTAAAAGAGGGAAAGATTTTAAACAAATCTATAATTCTCTATCTGATAAAGTACATCCAGTCGTGATTGGAAGTGTATATAGATCAAAGGCACAAATCCAAATGTTGGCTAAAAAATTGCTTAACACACATTTTAGCAAGTTCAATATCATAAAAAGAAAAAAAATAATTAAATTTTTATGTAGCGATTCAGGTAGTCATGATTACACTATAAACAAAACGGAAGCTATAAATCTAGGCCTTCCTGTAGTGTCTGCAGATAACGAAACAAATGAATTAATTAATCAACTATACATTAATGTGAAAAAAGAATTGCTATTGGATAAACCTTATGATCCAATTAAATACATTGGTACATTGGAAAGAAATAGCTATAAATTTATTAGAGGTTTAATTGAAAGTAGCTTTGGAGGTAAACATCAGTTCATTTCTGAGGGTGAATTATTTGTTCAAAATATAAATGGGCAAAAGAAATTACAAGATAACAGAAATAAAGATGAATGGAGCAAGATATTATGATTTTATTAGAAAAGTTCTTGAATAACAATTTTACGAATGACAGTATTGTAAGTTCGAAAGATGAAAAAATGACTGATTCTTGCGAAACATTATTTGACTTAATGAAACACTATTCTATTGAATTAAGCGATGAAAACATATTTGAGATTAATATTGATCCAGATCACACAATAAAACAAGTTGATAGAGTTTTTTAGAAGAGCTAAAGATGTAGCTCTTTTTTTTGGAGGTGCAATTTGAATATTTTTAAACGAAAAAGTAAAACTGGATCATTTGATGCACTCCAGTTAATTAGCAATTTAAATACATTTTATACACCTTTTGGGACTAACATTTCAAAAAGTGATGTGGTTAAGATATGCATTGATAGGGTTGCTAGCCAATGTGCTAAGCTTATACCTAGATTTATCAAAACCGAAAACGATAAGACAGTGACCGAGAAAAAAGGTCGACTGTCTTTTTTATTGAAGTATAAACCAAATGAGATTATGACACCTTACGATTTCATCTATAAAACTATCACATTACTCTTGTTGAATGATAATGCGTTTGTTTATCCAAAGTTCGATAAGTATACGGGTGAACTCAAAGGTATCTATCCAATAAGACCAATTACAGTTGAAATGATTGTTGATAATGCTGACACCTATTTTATCAAGCTGCTATTTGATAATGGAGAATCATACACTTTACCATATGACAATATCATCCACTTAAGACGACATTTTGGACAAAACGATATTTTTGGTGGTAATGGATCAAGTGGTGATCATGAAGCCATTCTAAAAACAATCTCAATTAATGATAGCTTGTTACAAGGGATTGATAATGCAATTAAATCCTCGATGCAGATTAAAGGTATTGTTAAGATGAACGGTATGCTATCAGAAACAGATAAGAAAAAACAAAGAGAACTTTTTGATAGCGCACTTTCTGATTCAGTCAACACAAAAGGAAGTTCTATCATTCCTATTGATTTAAAGAGTGAATACATCCCCTTAGATGTAGATCCTAAATTGATTGATAAAGATACACTAGAATTCTTGCAATCAAAAATACTAAATTATTTTGGTGTCTCTGTCTCAATATTCACAAGCAAGTATTCAGAAGAGGAATTTAATTCATTTTATGAATCAACCATTGAGCCTTTAGCTATTCAACTTAGCGAGGCTTTTTCTATAGGCTTACTTACCAATAATCAATTAGAACGTGGAGAAGAAATTATCTTTTATAGCGAAAGATTGCAGTACGCTTCATGGAACACCAAAGTTACAGCAATTGAAAAATTAATGAGTCTAGGAATTATGTCACTCAATGAGTCAAGAGCACTACTCGGATTAGAACCTATAGAAGGTGGGAACAAACGCCTTCAATCATTAAACTTTGTTGATGCTGATAAAGCAAATCAATATCAAGTAGGAACGGAGGAATCTAAAGGTGAAAATAACAGTTAATGGAAAGATTTCAGAAGATGCACTTAAAGTCATCTTGGAAACACAGAAACAAAAAACAATTATTATTGATGAATATTGTAAAAAGGAAAAGCTAGATTCTTTGTTATATAAGGATTCTGAGCTTGAATATGAATATCAAAAACAAGGAATTACAAAACCTAAGAAAGTAGAGGTTAGAAAAGATGATCAAGGAAACTAGACTTGCAGATGTCACACTTCATGAAGAAGAAGACAAAATGATCTTGGAAGGCTATGCATTAGTCTTTCACAATGAAACACTTATTGGTGATGAAGAATATGGATTCATTGAAGAAATCGATTCAAGAGCTTTAAGTGATACAAAAATGAAGGATGTTCCTATGAAATACAATCATATGGACTCCTTTTTAATTATTGCCAGAACCAAGAACCAATCCTTATCGCTAACCGTAGACAATATTGGTTTAAAAGTCCGTGCTGAATTGCTAGATACCAATACGAATCAAGACATCTACAAGATGGTAAGAAGTGGATTGTTGGATAAGATGAGTTTTGCTTTTACGGTTGATGAGCAAGTATGGAATCGTGAAGGTAAAATTCCAAAAAGAACTATTACAAAGATAGAACGTTTGTATGATGTGTCGGTCGTGGTGAACTGATACCAAAAACCTGTACTTAGTGTAAACTAGAATATATGCAGGAGGCATCAAATGAAAGATAAGAAGAAAAAGAACAGGTTGTGGAGCGGAGATTTCAAACTTAAAGTGGTTTTAGATATCATTGAAAATGAACTTTCTTATAGTCAAGCAGCACGAAAATACGATATGTATTTAACATCAGGGAGTTTAAATGATACATTGCCTGCGAGATGGGTATATCAGTATAGACTCTATGGGAAAGAGCGTTTTTTTCAAACACCTAAAGACTACCGTAAGAATCCAGTGAGACAATTCCATAAGCCCTCCAAAGAGGTTGAACAAAATCTTGAACTCAAAGTTAAACACCTAGAAATGGAACTTGAATACACAAAAAAACTCATCGCCTTAGTTCAGAAACAGGAACGAACAAGCAAAAATACCAAGTAGTCAAAGAATTAAGGCGAAAATATGCACTAAAAGATCTACTTGAAATATCAGGACTTCCTAAGTCTGTTTATTACTATTATGAGCATCGTAAAGAAACAGATAAGTATCATGATATCAAGATACTGATATCAGAAATATTTGAAGCGAGTAATCGTACATATGGCTATAGACGTATTAAACTCGCTCTTCAGAACTTCTATCAGATTAAAATAGCATATAAAACTGTTGTAAAGCTCATGAAAGAGCTACATATCGTTTGTAAGGTAAGAAAAAAGAGATATCGCTATATCTCACAAATATCAAACAAAATTACACCCAATCTACTTAAGAGAGACTTTAAAAAAGATGAACCTAATATCGCATGGGTCACAGATGTATCAGAGTTTAGATTTAATCGTAAACGTTTATATCTGTCTGTCATTCAAGATCTTTACAATGGCGAAGTCAAAGGTTATCAAATCTCCAGGAGT